TAGCAGGAAGGTAATCCTCCCAGACCAAATCTCTATTTTCCAAATATGCTTGAGCAGCTTCGTGAAAATCTGTGCCACGGGCAGTTGCTTTTTTAGTAATACGATTTGCTTCTTCAATACCAACTCGCTTTCGCCAATCAATAAAGATCTGCCTATTATAATAAGAGGTTACTGAGGTGATTGAAGGAACCCACTGACCATCAGGTAGTTGATATAACCTACATCCTGGTGTCTCTTTCTTTTCAAGCTCAAGTTCACCTAGGTGATTACAATGTTCAAATGTCATTTAAAAAAAGATACTATAGTTAATCTAGAATTTTCAATAGATGTTCCAAAAGAATATTGTGAACGATGAAAGTTAGCAGCAGGAAAAATTATACCTCTATTAAATTTATTTGGAACTTTCACTATGGGTTTATAATGAGAATTCATTCTCCTCTTCAGTCTACCATATCTAAATCTCATTAGCAAACTCGTAGGATTTTTATGGAAATCCCTTTGTATAAGATGAGATAATGCACGAGAATTTGTTGGTGAAGTTGGTGTAGTTACTCCTACTTCCCCATCTATAGTATCACGCTCTTGATCATAATCACATATCTCAGTACCTGAATTAACAGGAGGATCCAAAGACAAATAAACTATACAAAGATATTTAAAAATCCAATCTGTATGAAAAAGACCGTCGGTATATTCTTTTGTTACATACTGAAAATGTATTGAACTTATATCTAAACCACTATCCTGACTAAAATATCTTACCTTAGAAATAACTTTATTAGAAATGTTTTGAGGAATACTTCTACTCCTGACACCTGGATAATTACCTCCTTCAAACTCATAATGTTGTTTAAGTGCTATATTTCTAATCGTATAGGGATCATCAAAAAAATTATCATCAATATGAATCATAAACCAAGTTCCAGTTTTGCAAGAATATATTCCTTACACAAACCAGAACGAACAATATCTTCTACACCAAACTCAATAATATCAACTGAGTTTGCCATCAATCTCAGAATCCTCATGAAATCAACAATCCCATTCTTCTCGTTCTCTCTTGTAAGGTCAGTCTGAGTAGCATCACCACAGAACATAATCTTTGAGTCCTGTCCTACCCTAGTCATTATACTATCAAGTTCATGATAATTTAAGTTTTGGAATTCATCAACAATAATAATAGCATTGTCAAATGTTGTACCACGAATAAATGATGTACTCCAGAAGTCTATAGTATCCTGTGCTTTAAGATTCGCATAGAGCATTTGGAAATCTGCATCTGTACGCATCTCAAACATATACTTTACCATAGCCTTGTAAGGTAATTGATAAAGCCAGGACTTATCTTCATGATCACCAGGAAGGAACCCAATTTCACGAGTAGCAACAAGAGACCTAACAACATATACCTTTTCGTAAGGAGTCTTTTCGTCCAAGACATCTTTAATTGCGTTGTAAAGGGTGATAAAAGTCTTACCTGTACCAGCGCAACCATAAGCAACTATATTCTTACCACTAGCGTAAGAATTAAATAAAATCTGCTGATTAGGAGTGAGAGGCTCAATGTCCCTCAAGAAATCATTATTGATTGGTTTTCTTCTCTTCATCTGCTTGGCCGTCATTCCGGCACCTACTGGTTGTTCTGCTTTCTTTTTACGTGGCATACTTAAATTGCTTTTACTTTAGATCCAGGTGCTTTTGATGCTTTATGAAGGACATCATTCCATCCAGGATGGGATTTCTTCAATCTTTGTCCCAGTCGGGATTCTCTTTTCGCCACTCATCGTATGCTACCATAGTCATAGAGAGTTCTTTCTTCTCACCAGTTTCTTTGTTAATAACAGGGTATGTTGGCATATCAATATAAAGTTATGTGTTTTTATTTATTCCCAACCAAGAGCTTCAGACACTGTAGGGAATTGTTCCTTAAAAATAGAACGAATACTCTCTACAAGGTCCATATGCTCTTTCTGTGTACCATGAGCAGAACGTAAAGTAATATAATGTACCCATGACCTTACTGAACCAGTCATATACAATCTAGTAGGTGTAGCAAGAGGAAGTACAAACCGTGCACACTCTTTTGCTATACCATCATCAAGCATCTGTTGATAGAGTTTCATTCCTTCTTTGAAATGTTTATCCATTAATCCATTATACTTTTCAACAAGAGATTCCTCCACATCATCAACACTATTCTGACGATTCTTTAAATCCTGACTGCGAAGTGCTGGTAAAGGAATCTTATCCCCTAACAGACTACTATCAGCATACCTCTGAGAGAACTCCTGGTATGTAAATGATCTATGTCTTAATATCTGTGCTGCTAATCCTCTAGTGGTGTTAATCTCCACTGTCATATGTGCCTGTTCAAATACAGACCAATGACCATGCTGGATACAATACCTCAGTAGTCCAGCAAACTTTTCATTGTCCTGGTTCTTAGGGTTACTAACTCTGGCAACATATGCCATCGTTTTCTCTGCATCAGGAGTAACACTTACAAGTTTAATCGGCGTATCCGTCGTCATCATCAAAGACCTCATCATAATCGGCAATTTTAGGGGAGAATGCTTTTGAATTACTGTAAGCATCCACATCAGAATAAACCTCCGACTCCAGTGCGTCAACTAAAAGCTTGAGGTTTCTGACAATTAACTTCAATTTTTCTCGTGAAGGATCCATATTAAGACTTAAAGTACTTATCAATGACTTCTACTTGGTCATGATAACGTGCAATCTTATCTAATTCTACTTGAATCGCTTCTGTAATATCTGAATGCTCACCAATACCTGCAGGGTGTTCCAAATAAACATTCACGTTTGCTCTATGCTTTGCAATCTCACCCTGAGCGTGAGCCTTCACTGCTGATAATAGTTGTTCCCTCATGTGTAGCATTTGAATTCTTCGTAGTTCAATTATATATTAAAAAAAGACCCCTGTCAAAGGGGTCTTTATGCTTAGTCCAAGTAAGACTTAATTCACCGCGCACATACAGTTTTAGATTCTGTATGTTTGATGCCTCTGTAAACTAATTCAGAGACTTGCTTCTGACAGCTCTTGCTGTCATTGGTGTCATACTTAACACCTCTGTAAGTGACCTGTGCCATTGTGTTACTCCTAAAGTAGTTGGATTTTAAGGCCCGTTCCTTTAGTCGTTTGCGTCCCCCGAAGGGGATGAACGTACCCGTTCCGCGACTTACTTGCGACCCCGAAGGGTTGAACGATATGTGCATATTAACACATAGTATATTATATAGTCAAGCAGTTTGGTAACACTTGTTACATTTTAATATTCCTTAAGAAACTAGCTTAGACAATTCCTCATTCGTCATAAAACTACACCACCCTGTAGCAATGTATTTTATTTGAGTATTACTTGTAACACCATAATGAGTATGAGTAAAATAAGCAGGCCAAACTAAGACATCACCCCTTCTAGGTTGAAACTTTCTTTTCTGTTGAGGGAAATGAGTATGTCCTCCATCCTTTACATCATTTAAATATACCATCCATGCCAATATCCTCCTAATAGAAGCTATATTACCCCCATTCTCACAATGTTCAAAATAAAATGCTTCCCCTGGCAAATACTTTTGTATTTTTAAATCGGGTTCAAAATCAAAAGCCTCAACACTCTCCTTAAGATATGGATTTAACTCTACATAATCTTTTAAACATGACTGCAACGTATCCTCAAATAAAGTATACTCAGTTCTCCCTAAAAATATCTCAGTGCACTTTTTCTTCTCATAATCAATCTGTCGCCTACCAACACGACCTATGTCGTGGAGGTCTATTCTCTTCTCAAAAGTTCTAATAGCATGTTCACATGCTTCCTTAGAATATGCACCCCTTCTTATATAAAGATGTTCTTTATATTCATACCTATTAAACATAAGAACACCATCCAGTAGCAATATATTTTGTTTGTGTCTTACTTACAATACCATGATGTGTATGAGTAAAATAAGCAGGCCATATTAAAACATCCCCTCTTCTAGGTTGAAATCTCCTCTTTTGATTAGGAAAATTAGTATAACCGCCATCAGTTATATCATTTAAATATACCATCCATGCAAGTATTCTTTTATCCCCATCCCCTGGTCCTTGATGCTCACAATGTTCTACAAAATATCCTTCTCCGGGAAGATATCTTTGAATTCTAAAAGTAGAAGATAGATCCCAATGAGAAACCGCTTTACTAGAAGGATACTCATTCATATAATCTTTCAAACATGTCTGCAATGCATCCTCAAATAAAGTATACTCCCTTCTCTTCAATACTATATCAGTAGATTTTTTCTGAGTAAAATCAAGTCTATCTCCAAGACTACCTACTTGATGTAGATCTACTCTCTTCTCAAAGAAATTAATAATATGAGTACATCCTTCTTGAGAATAAAAAGACCTCTTACGGTAAATAAAATCCTTCTTATCAAACATCTTCAATCTTATACGGACACATTATCCTTTCAACAATACCTCTAGCATGGTTATTATGTTTGATCAATTTATGCATCCAAATTCTTTCTGTAAGAGTAACTGGTCGTCCCAACTTCACCCTACAGGCAATCTCACTTACCCTAAGTCTACTATCCTTACTTAGCATCAAGTGGTCTTCCATGTTTATCAACTAATCCAAGTTTCTTTGCTTGGAAAAGATTAGATTTCCTACGTTTAGTTTCTTTCTTATATTGTCTAATAATCTTATCTACTTCATCATTAGAGATTCTAACATTCAACTTATCATCCTTACCAAAACCTTCTGGATTACCACTGTCAATATAATCATTAATCCCTTCTTGGATTTCATCATGAATGACCTCCTGAATCTTCTGTCTTAGTTGATCCCTAACTTCATCCTTCATCCCTTTCTCCTCTTCTTTTTAGGTGGTTCTTTATATCCCCATTGACTAGGATTTACTGTGCCCTGTCCGTAATCTATTTTCTTAATAGAATCTTTTCCATACTTGGTATAATATAAATCAAATACATTTACCATCTTACCGGAGCGAGTTACATCTAATCGCTCCTCTCCATCTACAACATAGAAAACATTAAAAGCATCGGTAGGAAGTTTTCTATCATTTGCCTTATCTCTAGTGGTTTTCTCCAGGATAACTTCACAAGAATAATCAGAAGGATTAATCTTGCTTTGTTCTTCTTTATTTTTTTCTGCTGCCACAGCTTCTGCTCCTCGTCCTCGTTGTTTACCACCAACATTCACAGTCATGAACGATTCCCCCAAGTCATATTTGGATATGCTTGCTTCACATTATCAATTGAAACACCATATCTACTCTCAAGATCTTTATCCTTTACAAGACATAGAACTTCTGCTTCTTTAGGATGAAGTCCTTGAAGCATATTAATAAAGATCATTTCTCTACGAGTAGTAGTAAGACTATTGTTACCACCCTGTACAAAATGATAGAAATTCTTATACTCATGTCTTATAGATGTTTTATTCCTACCATCTAAGTCTTGTCCGGTTGCTGACTCCCCTCCTGCTGCCTCTTTAGCAATGTTTTCTGATAGAGTACCAGCAAATGTAGTCTGTGCATTAGTTTCACCGTAAGGAACTGGTCCTGGAGGGAGTAAACTTACTACTGAAGAATCATAATTCCATACGAAAACAGTCTTAATAGAATCATGTTCATAATTCCTAAGAACTTCTACCTTCTTTGCATTAGTCTTCTGGGCATCTACTAGTTCTAATATCTCAAAGATAAAAGGATTTACTGGTAGAGAATTAGTTGCAGGTGCGGGTTTTGCTTCTGCAGATGATTTTACTCTTGGTTTTGCCTTAGTCTTTGCTGGCAATTTAGGTCCACTACCCTTAGGTCTACCCCTCTTCTTCGGTGTCGTCGTCGGTGTTGTCATAATTGTTTTCAAATCGAACTGCTACAATTTCATCAGGAACAAGTTGTCCATTCTCATCAAAC